CAAGGACTTGTTAGAGGTTTAGATGTTGAACACATTTCTCATAACGTAGGTAATGATTACTTAAATCAGTGGGAGACACCAGCTTCACCAACAGTCGTATCTGAAGTGAGAGGTGGTATTGTTTCTGACTTATTTAGTGTAATTAGTATTTCAGATGGAGATGCGGCAAACACACAATTAAAAATACAAGTTCAAAACATTGACCTTGATTCAGGTGAGTTTGACGTGATAATTAGAGACTTTAATGATACTGATAATAATGTTTCAGTACTTGAAAAATTCTCAAGATGTACAATGAACCCTGACCTACCTGGTTACATTGCTAAAAAGATAGGTACTTCAGACGGTGAGTACGAGTTACGTTCAAAATATATAATGTTGAACATGGCTGAAGACGCACCTGTAGATGCATTTCCTGCAGGATTTAAAGGATTTACATCAGATTTCTTAGGTACATCTAAAGTTGGTAACGTATTATTCAAAACAAAATATAATGTGGCGGGTGACATTGTTTCTTATAACTCACAAGGTACAGAACAAAAAACTAACGGAGATAAAATCAGAAAAGTTACTTTAGGTTTATCATCTCAAATTGGTTTCGATAGAGATTTATTTGAATATAAAGGAAACGCCGCGAGTTCAACCTCACATAGTTTCCACCTTTCAAGTCAGGCATCTGGTATATCAGGTTTTAAAACAACACCATATGATTTAGAAGGAAACGATAAAGGTTTATTAGAAACTAAATCATATAGAAAATTCACATTCGCAGTTTGTGGTGGTTTTGATGGTTGGGACATCTACAGAGGAACAAGAACAAATGGAGATGGTTACATCTTTGGTAAAAACACTTACGTAAGTGGACACACATCTAACGGTGGTGTATTTAGTGATACTGTTGGAAATTCAGATTATTATGCATATTTAGCAGGAATTGAAACATTCTCTAATCCTGAAGCGGTTGATATCAACATATTTGCAACACCAGGTATCGATTTCTATAACCATAGTTCATTAACTAATCAAGCAATTGATATGATAGAAGGTGATAGAGCGGATTCATTATACATCACTAACTCACCTAATACTTCAGATGTTGACGAAATAGTTGACCAATTGGATGAAGTTGATTTAGATACTAACTACACGGCAACATATTGGCCTTGGATACAAGTAAGAGATGGGGACAATGCAACTCAATTATACATTCCACCAACAGGTGAGGTTGTTAAGAATATCGCATTGACAGATAACGTTTCTTATCCTTGGTTCGCAGTAGCGGGATACCAAAGAGGTTTAGTAAACGCAATCAAAGCGAAGAAGAAGTTGACGTTAGATAATAGAGATGATCTATATAATGCAAGAATTAACCCAATTGCGACGTTCTCAGATACGGGTACTATCATTTGGGGTAACAAAACATTACAAGTTAGAGAGTCAGCACTTGATAGAATCAACGTAAGAAGATTATTATTAAGAGCCAGAAAATTAATTTCAGCAGTTGCGGTTAGATTATTATTTGAACAAAATGACGAACAAGTAAGAAATGAATTTTTAAGATTGGTTAATCCAATATTAGAATCTATTAAGAAAGAAAGAGGTTTATACGAATTTAGAGTAGTTGTATCTAACGATCCAGAAGATATAGATGCGAACACACTAAGAGGTAAGATTTATGTTAAACCAACTAGATCTCTTGAATTCATTGATGTAGAATTCTTAATTACTCCAACAGGAGCATCATTTGAGAATATCTAATAGAATAAAAAAGGAAAAGGGAGGGTCTAACGACTCTCCCCTATCCAAAAGTAAAAATTGAGATGACCCCAGTATATACTGGTTTAATATATACTAGATTTAATATATTATATAATTTATATCCTATATTTCATACTAGTAATTACTGGGTAATAAAAAAATACGGAAATTAATTGACAATGTCAAGTAGTTCTCAAATAAAAAAGAAAAATATTTCGTGAAGAGATATATTTATAATAATAGAATAACAAATATAACAAAAATACAGACATGGCAGATTTATTAATGAAAATGCCGGTTCCTTACGAACCGAAAAGAGTTAACCGATTTATCGTTAGGTTCCCTTCATCATTGGGTATCAACGAGTGGTATGTAACATCAGCGGCTAGACCGAGTGCAAAAATCAACTCAGTAGAAATTCCTTTCTTAAATACTTCAACTTATGTTGCAGGTAGATTCGTATGGAATGAATTAAGAGTTAAGTTTAAAGACCCAATCGGACCATCAGCGTCTCAAGCGTTAATGGAATGGTTTAGATTACACGCAGAATCAGTAACAGGAAGAATGGGTTATGCTGCAGGGTATAAAAAAGATATTGAATTAGAAATGTTAGACCCAACAGGTGTTGTGGTTGAAAAATGGATTTTACAAGGTTCATTTATGACTGACTTAAACTTTAATGAACTTGACTACAACAATGATGCATTAGCAACAATTGATTGTACGTTAAGAATGGATAGATGTATCCAAGTATACTAAAAAAATAATCTGTCGAAATATTTCAAGGGGGTCTTTTATAAGGACCCCCTTTTTTATTTTATTTAAACTTTACTTTATACTATTTAATAGTTACATTTAAACAGTATGGAAAACGAATATAGAATAGACCCAACAATTCAATACGATGTTGTTGAATTACCAAGTAGAGGTATATACTATCCAAATGGTGTAAAGGCATTAAAGGTAGCATACCTAACCGCGGCGGATGAGAATGTCTTATCCTCACCAAACTTAGCGGCAAATGGAGACATTGTCACAGAACTTTTAAAAAGAAAAGTTTTAACTAAAGATGTACCTGTTGAAGATTTAACAAGAGAAGATAAAGAGGCAATCCTAATTTTCTTACGTAATACCGCATTTGGTTCAGAATTAAAACTAGAGTTAAAAGACCCTAAAACTGAAGAGACATTTGAACATACAGTTGATTTAAGTGAACTTACTTATAAAGAGTTCGACTTAAAAGAAGACGAAAACGGTGAATATCCATATTTTATGGAAAAATCTAAAGTGGATATAACATTTAAATTTCTTACACCAAAAGACGAACAAGATTTAGAAGATATAACTAAAAGTTGGAATGGTCTTGGTGCTCCCCCTATTGTTACAAAAAGATTAGAAAAACTAATTAAGAGTGTTAAAGGTAATAAAGATCAAATGAATATAAGAAATTTCATTGAAACCTTACCTATATTAGACTCTCAAGATTTCAGAAAATATATCAATAAAGTAAAACCAGGTGTAAACTTAGTACACCACGCAGTCGCCCCATCAGGAGAAAAAGTCACTTTTAGAGTAGACTTTGGGGTGGAGTTTTTTCGTCCTTTCTACGGACTATAAAAGCGCGCAGTTTACTGAAACAATTTTCTTACTTAGAAAAGGGTTCTCACATAGGGATGTTTTAGAGATGCCCGTGTTTATGAGAAGATACTACGTCGAACGAATTATTGAGTTAGAAAAGTCTACCGACTAGTATTTATCTATATGGACGATATCAACAAAATATTTAACGACCTACAGAAGCGGGGGATGCTGCATGATAAGGACGGAAATATGCTTGACGATAAGACAATCGGTCAAATCAAAAACAAATACAAAAATACTGGTAATAACAGTTCAGGAGGTAACTCAATTGCTAGTGCTGATATGAAATCCACTGTTACTGATATTATTGCCGGTGCAACACTACAACAATATGCACCTGAGGACACTAATATTCTTAAGGAATTGGCTCAGAATTATAAACCACCAACCGATGGTGGTAGTACTGCAGGTGCGGTTTTTAGTTCTTTAATTAAAACTGCAATGAGTGGAATAGGTGATTATGTAAAAGAACAATCTTACTTACTTACGTTTGTTAATAAAGAATTGGGTTTAGCGGGAGAATTATCTCAAAAGTTTAGAGAATCCGTAACTAGAGCCCAACCCGATTTAAAAAGAATGGGGATTCCTTTTAAGGAGATGTCCGATTCTGTAGGTAAATTAATAGAAGATACGGGTAGGTTTGCATTGGTTGGTACAGATATGTTAGTACGTG